CACGTGTACACGACCTGCTGCCCGTTATTTATGCTGTCGTGAATGTTGTGCTTGGAAGGCTTCAAACCTGCCCGCATGTGTTTAGCCAACTTCCTGGTGTACGGTCCACAAGCCACTGTCATTTCTGGAGGTCCTCCTTGGATCATTCTCGGATCCTTGTGCTTGTCGTCTTGGAAAGCTCGTCGCATCACCAACTCCTGTTTAAGAAAGCTCTTGGCAGTCTTGTTGACCTTGAGTTCGTACCCCCCTTCTTTGAGAGCCTTAAAATCACGTCGCTTATGAGGGGGGAAAGTGGAAACCCACTTATCAAATCCCAAAGGAGTGACCACTGGCTCAATCAACAGAGTGAATAAGGGCACAATTTCTACAATCAACTTCCTCCAAGCCAACAAAACTTCCTCGGGATGGTCATGCTGAGGTAAATGCTTGCCCACCCGGCCTTCAAGAGAGATTAGATCATTATGGTAACAATTACGATAAGTGTCGGCATAAAACCCCTCAACAGACCAGATAGACCGTGCACCAAACGACGGATCACAAGGTTCATCTTTCGCATCTTGTGTGGCATTGCGCTCACTTGAGAACCCGTCTTGCACACGGACCCGAGCATGCTCACGCTCTACGATGCAAACAGACTCAACAACTGAAAGCTTCAAATCCTGATGCGATCTGAAAGCTGCGAAGTTGACGAGGAAGTGTGACAACACTCTGGGCGCGGGGTGCAGTATGGGTAACAACGTATGGCCAACTAATGAATATCCAAATCGTACTGACCACCGCTTCCAAGACCAGTGACTTCTTTTGCGCTCACTCATAACTGACTCAACAAGCGCAACAAGGAACGCCACAGCAATAGTGACTCTCCCAAAGATTCCAGAGAATCGGTCAATGCTGGTGTACTCGTGGCACTCCTTGGTGGAAACCCATCCAGTCCTCACACAAGGCAAATCAACTGCCAAAGGAGAATATGCATGCCTTCCGTAAATTTGTGTCGACGATCGGTCTAAACGTTCAGCATAACCTACGCAAAAGAACGACTGTTCAGGACATAGTGCACTGCTGGTATTGAACCAATCATAAACGGAGTCCTTTGAACTCAAGTCCTCGCAAACTACGGAGGTAGTCTCTGTGCGTAGTGAATCAGGCAGCCATGAGAAAGGTTTAAGCACAGTACTCTTTTTCTGCCTAAAGAGCAGGCGCGTCACACCATGAACTACCAAACTGCGCAAAACTTCCTCAACCAAAGCAAAACAAGCAGTGCGAGCAACTCCAGCAACCAACCAAATCTTGTGGCGGAGAGGATGTGCACCACACAGAGCCCGATAAGGTTTCGATTAAGCGATACCAAACGCTCCATAGGCGTTG